TTATACGTAATAAGTTTTCATTGAAGTCTTCCCATACACCACCATATCTAATGTATTCAAACTGATCTTCTATAGTATCTAAACTAACTGTCCAGTGTACATTTTTAAACTCCATAATTTTGTCAAATACCTTTGTACCTGTTTTACTTAGATTAGTGTTCACTCTTATGTTTACATCAGGATTCTTTTCTTGGAGTATTTCTAATAACTCTAAATTCTCTTTCATTAATAACGGCTCCCCACCTGCTAGATAGACATGTTTAAGTTGGTGGGCATTATCAAATACTAATTGTTTAAGTTCTTCTACACGTTCAGGTGTAGGCTCTTGAACTTGTATTTTTAATTCAGTTGCCCATTTACTAGAGTATTCAGGACCGCAATATACACAAGCATGATTACATACGTTTGACCAACGTATATCTATCTTGTGTAACTTAAAATTGTCAACTTGATCATATAATGTATTGTCTACAGTTTTTAATTCTTTAAGATAAAAGATACGATCACTAATCATGTCATACCCTTTCTTTTCTCCTTCGAGATCATAACATACATTACACCCTATACCCCCTTTGTGATCAAGCATGTTCTGTTTAGTTGTTGTGTTCTCTTTCAATATATCGTGTATCGAATTATCTTTTAAATTGCCAATAGGTCGTTGACTACGTATACAGTTTAATACATCACCGTTTGAATTATACATAAAGCCTGTCCAGGGTATAGGACAAAACTTTTTGTTGGTTAAATATTCTTTAGCTTTCAAACCCATCCTCTGCTATTTGACCTATGCCGATCTCATATATTTGAGTTTTTCCGGTATGCTCTAAGATATTAACCAACGTTTCTGCCCATTCATCTACATCAACACCATTATGGGAGGTTGCTGTTTTAATCATGCCAGGTTTAACTAAACAAACTCTTGGCCAGGTATTATTTGTTAACATTTGTCGATGTGTTTCTTCTATTGCTAGTTTTTGTATTCTATATATCTGATAATCTATATTCTGAGCACCTAAATTTGATGTCATCATGCTACTGATATTAATTATTATGTGATCTTTAAGATTTTTCCAGCGTCTATATACTTCCCACGCCAGTTCTGTTTGAGAATAACCCGCTTGTGCGTTATTGATAAACATATCACAAGGTTCTATTTTGTCTGCTAGCTTATCAGTATTTTTAATATTATCGCCGTAACGTTTACTGAGACCTACAATCTCATGTCCGCGATTTTCGTATTGTTTTGCTAGTGATTGGCCTATGCCTGCACTATGTCCTGTGATTGCTATCTTCATATCAGTAGTTATCAGAGCGATGTTACCACCGCCCGATAATCTAATCTATTAAGATGCCTGTCTTGAACGGATCATTGCAAGTATATCTTCTGCTTTTGATCCTGTTGCTTTTGGTGCCGCCTCAGCTGGTGCTACTACTGGAGCAGGTGTTGCTACTGCTTCAGTTACTGGTGCTACTACTGGTGCTACTGGTGCAGGTGTTGCTACTGCTTCAGTCGTTGCTTTTGGTGTGCTAAATGCTTCTGATGACCCTGTTGAAGCTGGAGCATTCATACCGTATGGACGGAAATATGCACTCCATTTCTCTGCATCATATGGTCTACCGTCTACTGATGCTTCAAACATTTCTTTCATAACTCTATGTTCAACTTCGCTTGGTTTCTTAGGAAGATAGTCATTTAAGTTATGTAAGCCATGTGTTTCAATAGCCGCTTGTTCTACTTCTGTTAGTGCAGTTTCTTTACGTGCCCATGTTGATGTAGTGTAATCAGCATATCCACCTTTTTGTGTTTTAACAACACGGAAATCAATACCACGTAAGTAGTCTGTTGGTAATTCTTCCATTTCTGGATCCATTAATGCGGTTTTAATAATATTAAAAATCTGTGGACTCATAACAAATCTACGGATTGGATTTTCAGGTGTGTTATCATCTGCTAATGTATTTTCTCTTACAAAGCCTTGGAAAATATAAGATCTTTTCTTCCAGTACTTGCGTCCCATTTCTTCTAGTGAACTGTCCTTAAACCATGTTCTTACTTCTGCTAGAATTGGACAAGATTCTCCCCACATTTCTATACATGGAATTTGTACTTGAACTTGTTTAGTATCCATTTCACCTTTGATACCATTGAATGGTAAGCGGATCATGTTACGTTCTACCCAAAAGAATGAATTAGTTGGGTCTGAGTCAGGTAAAAAGCGTAAGGTTGATGTTGCTCCTTCTGCGATATTCCAGTGTGGATAGATAGCGTTGTCGCCGCCACCGTGTGAGTTTGATGATGTTCTTGATTCTGCTTGTGTTAACTTAGCTCGAATTTCTGCTAAAGATGCCATGTGTGTTTCTCCTTAATGTGCCTAGTTTTTAGTTTTTAATGTGTATTAATCATACAACAGTTACATTATATGATACTTTATTTAGCATTGCAATGGTTATATTGGTATATTTTACCAAAGTCGTAAAAAAAGAGTATAACTTATCTACAGTATACTCTTTCTCTACAGTTCTTTTTTAAGGAACTATCTAGCCAACCTCAATATTGCTTTTAATTCATCTTCTTGCACTTTGTATGTTTTACCGTCTACTTCAAATTCTTTTTCACCTGCGGATCTTGCTTGGGCTAATTTTTCAGTAAAGTCGTTTCCTTCTTCAATGCCTGCCGCTTTAAGGAATCGTTCTCTATCAAAGCGTGGATTTTGTTTAGCAAACATGTCAGCATGATGATTTGCTAACTCTTTTTTCTTTGCTTGATCTGGATTTGCTTTTAATAAGTCAGCTACCATTTGGAAGTCTTTACGTGTTGGCCCTTCATATACTTCTTGATCTTTATCCTCTGATGCTATTGCTGATGCCCGATCACCTGGTCGCTCATTAAAAACTTTCATTTTTATATATGCTGGCTTAGTCTGGTCCTGTCTTAGTCCAGGTGTTTTAATTTCTTCCCAGTCTGACTTTTTGTCACCATATTTTTCTTCAAACTCTTTGTCTGATAAGTCGGTTAAGTCCATATGCAGGTCTTTCATTTTACCTTCGTCTAACTCCTGATCAGTGTCTGAATTACAGTCCGGACAAGCATGTGTAGCACCGTCAGGAGTTTCCCATGAGCCTTTTCCGTCACAAGTTTCGCATTTTTCTTCTGCTTCATTGACACATATGCAATCGTCGTGATCACAATCTGGGCAAACATTGCCTTCTGGGTTAGCAATACTTTCTGCCCAATCGTTAAATTCTGTAATTTCTTTCATAACTGAGTTCCTTGATTCAAGTTTATTTAGCACCGGAATAGCTTCTTCTATTCTAGTGTCTAGCAATGTTTCTGTAAACATATCACGTAGTTTATCGGTAATTTCTTCATGTGACTCATTTTTAGTAGGGTCAAATGCGTCAACTTGTTCTTTATATCCTCTACGACCTATCATTCTTTTTACTTTCTTTTTAAGATCAGCATAATGTCTTACACCTGCTTCACGCATCATAGCTGTGCCTTCATCTGTAAAATCTTTTCCTCTACTTGCTCTCACAAAGTTAGCTAGTACACCAATATCTGATACTAGTTCGCAAATATATTGACCAAACTCATCATGCGGTGTTCCGCCCTCACTTATGTGTCTTGCCATAGCACGCCCAGCAAACAATTTAGTAAAAGGTAGTTTAAAACGTTCGCCTGCTTTATTTTCAACATATAGAGCTTGTATATTTCTATAACGCTGATCACCTTGTTCTTCATCAATTGGTTTTGAATGTATTATCTTAAGTCTAGCTTCTTTAGTAGGCTTAGTATAACTTGTATTTTTATAACCGTAGTATTTAGATTCTTCTACTTGGCTTCTTGTTTGCATTGCGTATTTTAGTTTATTCATATTTTTTAAGTCAAACCCTAGCATATTGCGTCTGGCAAAGTGTCTTAGTTGATAAAGGAAATCATACCATTCAGATTTGTGGTTTACCTCCATACCTTTGCCAAGCGAATCACCGTAAAATACTTCTAAACTACCGTTGCTGGTAATAGTAACTACAACAGTACCGTAGTTAGTATCATCAGCAGTGTAGTCAAAGCTAAACAGTTCTGCTTCTTTTGGATTTGCAGTTTCTTTTCCTTTATTGTCTCTGGTTACTAGTTCAAAGTTCTTAGTAGTTAAGAGATCGAATAAATTTTGGTTAATGTCTTCTGTGGATATCATGTCAGTATTTATCTTAAAACATTATAAACGGCATCGGGTCAATTTTGTTGTCGCTATGATCGGTCATTGACTCTCCAATACTCTTGTGGTAATTCTGTATTTGTTGGAGCATTCTGACTGCTAGCACCGTAGCCATAACTAAATCGTCGTGTTCTCCGGGTTTAGCCGCATATCCAGTACCACTTGCAACAAAGTTTTTAAGCTCACTGATCAACGGTTTTGATTTAACTGTTAATCGATTTTGTTCTAGTAAAGTTTTAAATTTACTACAGGCTGCCAACTTGCTTTTATTTGTTGTGT